AGAGCAGATGAAAGACTTGCTTTATTTAATAAAACTGTGTCAACATCATCGGCAAGCTGCTCAACATCTCCCGCAACATCTACTGGATCTGTTGGTAGTGGATAATGTAATGAATAATTTGGAGTTAAACCTGTAGCCATAGTATTTCTATTATATCATGCATAGGTTTTTGTATTTGACTTTAAAAACCAAAAGATGCTATAATTATCTTATGCTACCGAAGGGTAGCATTTGTAGTCTAGGAGGAAAAACTTGAGAGACAACAAAATACTATCGGGGGTTCTTGTAACTGTGCTCACTCTTACCTTGTTAAACAATGGTTTTGGTGCTGCTCATGCTACAAAGAACAATTTACTAAGTACTACCGCAGAGATTGCTCCTACCGCTGATAAGGCGGTTTTTTTGCTTTCTAAGCCTAGTACTGATGTAGTGCTTGCCAAGTATGCGGACGCTACAAGTTTAACTGACAGCCAGTTGGTTGAATTACTGAAGGCTGTTGGATTTAAAGGACAGGGACTTAAGACTGCTTGGGCTGTTGCCAAGGCAGAATCTAATGGCCGTCCCTTTGCATTCAACGGCAATGTTAATACAGGAGACTCCTCTTATGGAATCTTCCAAATTAACATGATCGGTGATTTAGGTCCAGATCGGAAAGACAAATTCAATCTTGATTTAAATGCTGAACTCTTTAGCCCAGTTACAAATGCCGAAATCGTGTTCCACATGACAAAAGGCGGTACAAACTGGAGTTCTTGGTCATCTTATAACAAAGGTGCTCATTACAAATGGTTAAAGAAATTTCCTAATTAATAACAGGATGATAAGACCCCCACTGTAAAAGGTGGGGGTTTTATACTGTTGAATAAAACTCTTTTATTCCTTGAAAAGTTCCAAGATCAATATATTTACCAGGTTCTACTATTGCCTGTACTTCTGTGTCTTTTGCCAATTCTGCTATTTGGATTCCTGGATGAGAATACTTTGGATTAATATCTACACCTTTAACTGAAATAGCCCCCCACATATATTGCCACTTACAATCTAAATCTTTGTCTACCAAACTAACAACATGTCCATTTTTAATATTTACCTGACCAACTTTTCCAATTAAAGAATCATAAAAATTAAAAACTGATAGAGATGCGATAGATGTTGATTTTGATAGATTTTTATAAAAATTATCAGAGTTGTGTACATACGTATCTGGCATACCTATTAAATATCTTGAATCATCATCAATCATTTGTCTGCAGGCATCAGACATTGTTGATGGTTCAATTTCATATATCTTTACATTGCTTGCTAGAGACATATTTTTTATTAATGGAATCCACATAGATCTTGTTGATATTCGAATCTCATCGCATACCTCTGACATTTTTTCTACATGCCATTCCAACAGTGTTTGTTTGTTATTTACAGGGAATAAAAATTTTGGTATTCCACCAAGTCTTTCTGATTTTCCTGATGCTGGCAATAACCCTATGTTACTCATAAAAATCTTGAAATGTCAGACTTAAGTCTGGCTCTGCTACTGGATATTCTAAAAACCCTACTCTTTGTCTCATTTTACCAACCAAAGATGTTATATCAACACCTTTTTCTAAATAAAAAGAATGAAGCAACTCTATAATCTTTAATCTTTCTGTATCAGCCACCTTAAAAACATCACGGGTTTCTGTTTCTGTAGATGTGTTATAAACAACAGAACATGAGTCTTTTACCAATAATGCTTTTTCTTGTAAGCATATAGTTGATATAGAAAAATCTGTACCCCATCCATATTTGTAATCATAGATATTGATATTGTTATTTATATAATCAAAAAAATCTAATAAAATTAAAACAATTTCTTTTTTAATTGCAACAAAAACACCATCGGCTATTACAGAAGAATAAAGATTGTCATCTATGTCTTTAAGAGAAACACATTTTTTGTAATAAGTCTCTAAATTATCTGGTTTTAATATAACAGGAGAATAAGACCCAATTTCATTATCTAAAACAGAGTACATTCTGTCTAACAAGTTTGTCCAAGATGCAACCCTAACATCTCCAGTTACAAAAACAAAATAATCTGAATTATTATCAAAATGTTTTAGCGCATTATAAAAAGAAACATAGTACCAGTTATCCCCAGAGTTAACCCAGTTTTCTTTATCATACACATTATCTGTAGAGTTTATTACTGTATACTTTTGTCCGTACTCTATTAATTCTTGTTCAATCTCTAAAACATTCTGCTCAATGTTCTGCTCACCTATCCAACTTTGAATATATAGGTGGGCCGTAGAAGTTGCTGTATTTTCATTCATATATTACATTATACCAGCAACTATCGATTATTTTTAAGAACATGATATAATTTAAGAAAGGGGTGAATATGAGTATTTATGTTGGAATTGGCAGTCTTGTAGACTTAGAACTGAAGAATACCATTAAGGATGCCATAAATAATGCTGATAATCCAAATGATATTTTTGTTGGGGTTGCTCTTAATTCTAGAACAGAAAACCTTTCAGGTGAGTTTTTGAGTTGGGCTGAAGACCTAATAGAAGAGTTTTCCAATAATTTAAATGTATCGTTTAGGGTTTTTTCTGGAAAAGAAAATGATGGGTTGGCAAATGCTAGAATAAATGCTGCATCTATGTATGCAAACCAAGATTATTTTTTACAGATAGATGCTCACACAATGCTTCTAGATGGATGGGATACACAACTGGTAGACCTTCACAAAAAGGCTGTTAAGGAAACTGGAACACCAAAAACTATTCTTACGGCATATCTAGGAGAATATTGTGTAGACGAAAATGGTAAAAGAGTAGTATTGGGATCCAGGACACACTACCCTCTTCAACTTCCATATACAAGGGGACTATTAGGAATAAATGAACTTGGTAAGTCATTTTCAATAGACATAGGGGTTCCAATGCTTCAGGCTTTTGCACTGGATGTATTTCCAGAGGAAATGCGTACAGATAAAGAAATTATTCCATGTATAAAAACCAATGGTCAATTTATTTTTGGAAACAGCACGTACCCAGATACTATTGGTTTACCAAAACACCTTTTGTTCTGGGAAGAAGATCCTATTCAGTCTATAAATTTATTTGATGCTGGGTTTGCTTTTGCTTTTCCAAATGTGGAACTAAAGGTATTGCATTTTTATGCTAATCTTTTAAACAGGGAAAATAAAGAAACTAAAAGAGAAGATCCTGTTGTAGGAGATATAGATAATATAACAACTATGAGAAATAACTATTTAAACTTTATATATGATCCAAGGAATCAACTAAAAATAAATTTATGGGAAAAATGGTCTAGCATAAAAACTAAAGGTAAGTCAACACAAGACCCTTTTATACCAACAAACTATCGATAGATATTTGGTTGTTTTTTATAAACAGAGCCTGTCCCCTGCATACCTGGTGCCTGTAAAGATTTATTCCTTGCTTCTAGAACTTCTAGCATATTAACGTTTATTGAAGAGCAATAATCAAAAAATAAAGTTAGAAATTTTGTTTCTTCTTTGACTGCCTCATCCATAATAAATGGTGTACTAGACGATGCTTTTGTTATAATAAACTTTAAATCTTTAAACAATGCTTTGTTATTGTATATACAAATACAAGCAGCCGCTGCCTCTATTCCCCAGCCCCATCTCATCCTAGCCAATTTAGTATGTGCTTCTATATATTTAAATGCACTTAATAAAAATTTTACAGTATCCCTATCATAAAATGCAATAGTTAAATCATTTGTTGATGTATATCTAAGCAGTTTATCATCTGGAACAATATCTAAGTACGCATTGGCCCCTAACTTTGCTCCTGAATGATCCATTTTTTCAATACTATAGCATCCTACTGAATATTTTTCAAGCACTTCATATGCTCTATTTAATATGTTATTCCACCCATAATCTCCAATAACAATATCTCCAGACATATATAGCATATAGTCATATGACATATCAAAATCTTGCAGTGCAGCATAGAATGACCTAAACCCCCATACATTGCCAAGATCAATCCAGTTTTCTCTATTATAAACATTGTCTGTAGTATTTATAATTTTATATGGTTGACCATAATTTTTAAAATCTTTTTCTGTTTCTAAAACTATGTCTTCAACGTTTGTACGACCAATCCAACTTTGTATATATGCAAAGGCAGTAACTGGTTTTTTATTAATAGATACCACCCTTTTTCTTTAATGATTTTCTAAACATGCTTATTTTTTTTATATCTTCTTCATTTTTTGTAATATTTTTATCATTTTCTGATACACCTAAATACTTATCTAGCATTGAGGAATAAACCCAATAATGAAACTTAGTTCCAAAATGAACATGATCTCGTGCTTCATCTCTATATTTTTCAGAAAATCCTTCTGGAATATTTTCATCAAGAATGATGTGCTCATAGTCTTCTAAATTAACATAATTATTAATTAATAAATCATATTCTGTAATAACACGTCTTAGCGCTTGGTCCCAACATGTCCAAAACAAAGGAATATCTAATGCCTTACAATAAAGTTCAAAAGAATAAACTAGATTATAAAATGCAAATACAGAGGAATCATATGGGTTTGTACTTTTTAAAACATCATTCAAGGCTGCTTCAGATCCGTTATTCCAATGAGTGTTAACAAGTTCTGCCCCATGCTGCTGCTGTGTAAAAAATGGATAGCGTTCTAAATTAGGAAACAATAAAAATATTGCTTTAGGTTTGCCAAAGTTTTCTATAAAACGGTATGCATCATAAACTATTTGACTAGCAGATCCTCCATTAATTCCCAAATTAATATAATCTTTTCCGCCAAGTGTTTTATTTAATTGATAGGCCCAAGTTGATTCATATGGCAGTCCTACGCCTAAAGTATTAGAGCAACCAGAAAAATAAAAATTATCTAATCCTATGTTATCTGTAAAATTATCACACCTATAACTAAAATTATTAAACTTATATTTTATAGAACTATCTACTTCAATTCTTCTGACTGTTCTAGGAGATCCAGGATTACACTCAACATGGTCACAATCTACACAAAAATATGAACTCTCTGAATTTTTGCGCTGTAAATTTCCAAACAATTTTCCAGAAAAATATCCACCGTAGTTTGATAATTGAAATGTTTTAACGTAGAACATTGGCGCCCTTTCTATTTAAAACAAGTATATCATTTTGATCATTTAACAGTGGTTGTCCTTTTATGTTAAGACTTGTATTTAATAAGACTGGAATTCCAGAATAGGATTTCCACTTATTTAATAATTCATACATGCCAGGATGCTGATATTTATTTACTGTTTGTACCCTAGAAGTTCCATCTTTATGTACAACTGAAGGAATGAGTTCTGGCTTTAGACATTTAAAAGAATACTGCATATACGGGCTTGTTGCATATTTTGGCATATCAAACCAATCATGAGCATACTCCTCTAAAACAACAGGAGCAAACGGCCTAAATGGTTCACGTTTTTTTATTTGATTAACTTTGTCTTTAATGTTTGGGTCTCTTGGATCGGCTAATATGCTTCTATTTCCAAGCGCTCTTGGACCATATTCAGCCCTACCAGAAGCAACCTTAACAATCCCATTAGTTTTTAAGCCATTAAGTATATCTTCAACTGGATATTTATTTCCTAGATCGTGCCCTAAATAAGGACTAGTCCATTTTAGATGTTTTCCGTATAGTGCTGCTGCTGCGCCAAGGGAACTTCCAGCATCACCTGGGTTTGGCATAATCCATATATTTTTAAATATATTCCAAAGCATTGTATTGGCAGAACAGTTTAATGCACAACCACCCATAAATACAAGATTTTCTTTTCCTGTAATTTTATATGCAAAGTGCATAAACTCATTCAATCTCAACTCATAAACTTTTTGTACTGCAGCAGCAATATCAAATTTGTCCTGTTCTGTTATTTTTTCATTCCAGTCAGTAATTCCAAAATGAAAGTTATATTTTTGCTTCTTAATGTCTGGAAAATACTGTGATATTTTATATAAATATTTGTTAGGATCTCCGTATGCAGCCATGCCCATCATAATATACTCTTCTTCGTTTGGTTTTAGCCCAATAAGTTGTGTAAAAGAAGAATAAAATAATCCAAAACTAAATGGGTAGTTGGCTTTATAACGATTTGTTATTTTAGATCCTTCTCCAACCCATATAGTTGATGTATTCCATTCGCCTATTGCATCAAGAACTACAATAGCAGCATCGTTAAAACTGCTAGTATAGTATCCTGCTGCTGCATGTGAATAATGGTGGCTAAACGATTTTCTTGGTATTCCGTCAATGTTAAACCTTGGCTTCCAATCACTTAGACCGCCTCTTAAAAGCAGTCTAGAAGCCTTTAGAAGCGGTTTCTCATAGTAGGCTATGGCATCAGGCATACCGTACTGTAAAGCATCTTTTATAAGATCATCATTTATATACCAGTCATTTTTTTGTTTGCTATATCTTTCTGCATGACCAGCAAATAGTATCTCTCCATCTTTTATCAGAGTGGCAGATGCATCATGAGATGTTTCATTTATACCAAGAATTATCATTTTATGAATACCTAGATGGTTTACGAACTACGGAATTATAAAAACCAGAATTTTTACCGTGCTCTTCTTCTCTCTTGTTTAATTGATCTATAAGAGACGGATCAACCTCTCCAACCCAGTCTTCGTCCTTAAATAAGATGATTTGAAAAATTGGTGTGCCTGCTGGAATAGTTCCTTCAAAATCTTCTTTTAAAAAAAATGGAACGTTTCCAGTTTGCAATATAAATCCACCATTAATCACTGCGCTCAAAGTAATAAAAGGCAAATCATATCTATTTAATGGATGTGTAATTAATGCTTTATATCCTTCTGGTATATCAATAATATTTTTTGTGTTCCATGCAAAACCATCTGAAGAAAACCCATCTGGAATTGGCAGTGTTGGATTATTATTAATTGACTCACTTATTATTAATAATGGATCTAATGAAACAAATGTGCTAATTTTTCTAATACCATTAACAAAAGTTATTGTTAAGTCTTTTTGTAATGGCATCATATATCCAATAGAAAAAGAATCTGTAAATGGACCGCATTTTTTAAAACTTCCCTTTGCTTTATTACTTGTATCGTTTTTAGAATATACTTGTGCTTCTTTATACCATTCTGGATAACACTTGCTTGCTGGCATAATCTCTAAATTATTGTATTCTACCGCTGTGTGTTTTAATTTTTTAATCTCCACATTAATCCCCCTTTATACTGCTAATTATAATAATCATTTAAATAATTTAGTGGTGTTCTTAGTGCTAAAACATGGTTAGATATTAGTGGACTTACAACTGTTAGCCGACATCCTTGATCTCTATTAGGCTTTAAACTATAGGAATTAAATATACCAGACTTTAAAATAAACCAAGAAATGCAAAGATTGACTCCTGGAACATTTTCAAACTGTTCTATTAATTTTGTAGCACCAGAACGTGATAAAATAAAACATGCTGTTGATCCGTACTGATAACTAAGTGTAATATTTTCTGTATCTGTTGCGTGTTTAGGAATAAGATATTCTGGAGCAGGAACATATTGAAAAAATGCATCAAAGTTTTCTGGCAACTCTTTTAAATAACTAGAAAGAAGTTCATAAAAATTATTATGTAAAATAATATCATCTTGTACTGTTAATAAGTATTCGCAAGAAGTATTTAAAAATTCTTTACAGGCTAAATAAATGCTTGCAAGTTCACCAAGTTCTTGATAAACCCAGCCCGTTTCCAACTCTTCTTTTTTATTATATTTTAAAGACTTTTGACCATAAACGAAGTCGAATCCTCTTGGATCAATTTTAAACATATTGTTATCTTTAATAAAAGATAATAGATCTTGTTTTTCGTTAATCTCTATATATCTTGAATCTAACAATAAACATTTATCTTTTAAATATTTTTTAGTATTATTAGCATTAGCCCTACGTATTAAAGAATCTTTATCTAAATCATTGGTTTCTATATGAAACACAGTAAAGCAGATTTTAGAAGAAAAATTCTCCTCCATCAATACCATTTGAATAATCCCACCCATCTGTGTATTCAATATATTTATCAGGATTTGCTGTCACAACTTCGTCTTCTACTCCTACAACAATATTTACTACTTTGTTATTCTCAATAACAGCAAAGAATCTCTTCTCTGGTGGTAAATTAGACGCCATTATGTTCCCCCTTATGACCAATACTCAACAATAATACTGCCAGCACCGCCAGTGCCACCAGTTTGGCCAACAGAATATGCACCAGTACCTAATCCAGCAAGGCCTCCATTGGGAGTTCCAATTGATGCTACTTGTGTTTGTGCTGTTGCTCCACTTAGAATAGCAACTCCTCCAGAAGCAGATGTTGCACCTGTAAAAGATGTTGTTCCTCCAGATGATCCGCTTGCTCCTCCAGCACCGATAGAATAACCAATAGAAGCACCAGGACTTGTAGAAATAGTTGACCAAACTGATTGACCATGGCCACCGCCAGTGCCAACACCAAATTGGTAGTATCCGTAGTTAGTAAAGGCAGTTCCTCCACCACCTCCACCACCAATACAGCAAACATTAAGAATGGTAACGCCTGAAGGAACTGTATATGAAGTTCCAGAAGTTAATGTTACTCGCTTAAGAGTTTTACTTGATGCGTATGTTTGTACCGTCGAAGTAATCGCTGCCATTGTTACAGATGCTGGTGCAGCATAAGTTGTAATAGATGAATTAATCTGTGCAAGCGTTGGTACTGCTGCTGCAATCTGTCCAGTAGTTGGCACTACTGCTGCTGTTGCTGTTGCAATATCTGAGTTTAAGGGGCCAACCCCAGGGATTCTATCTACAGCCATTATGCAATCTCCACTCCGCTAATATGGAATGTAACCGTGGTAGCAGATGCTCCACCTGTAATTGTTTGTGTTGCAGAAAGAACCTGCTTAACATCAAGGGTAATAATGCTGTTTGCACCAATTGCTACTGTAGTAGCAAGCGATGTTCCTGCAAGACCAAGTGTAAATGTTCCAGCAGATCCTGCTGTATTGACAACTACGATGCTTGTAACAACCGTGGTGGTTGCAGATGGTGTGGTATACAGGGTTGTACCCACTGTTGTTGTTGCTGCTCCACGAAAGAGCGCCTTACTTGTTGTAGCCATTAATTACTACCTCCTAGTTTTTTATTATAGCACATTTTAAAGAATTGCACCCATCAAGACTAGGATTTCTAATTCTTCAATATCTGATGTAAGTCCTACTGTTCCAGATGCATTTGGTAGGGTTATTGTTCTGTCTGCCGTTGGATCTGTGACAGTTAAAGTTGTTTCATTGGCATCTGCTGTAGATCCTTCAAAAATAATACCAGTGCCGTCAACTATTGGTGATGTAAGTGTCTTATTTGTAAGAGTAACTGAGTTTGTCAGTGTTACAACTGGTGCTGCCCACTCAAGTCCTGTAGCAGTTGAACTGTTTACTGTCAAAACCATTCCGTTTGATCCGCCAACGGCCC